ATTTCTGTTATACTTAAATATAAGTGGGAGAACATTTATAAGGAGGTGATTTTATGCGTTTGCATTTTATTGTTGATGTATCAATTCCTCAAGAAAGGGTTGGTGAGTTTAAGTTCTGCTTAGCTGGGTTTAACTGCAGGTTCAAAGACATTCAAGATAACACCGTGTTCAACTATAATCTCGAAGTCGAGTTTGATGGTGATCATGAAATTGGGTTAAATTTGATGGATCTGATAGATAAGAATCAGCACGAATACCTGTTGGCTTACGCCAAAGACGGCACAAAAGTAATTCCATTGATAGATAAGTTCTTAACAATTGCATAATTCCTCCCCTTAGCCCCTATTTGGGGCTTTTTTATAGATAAAAATAAAGACCTATTTCTAGGTCTTTATAAATCTCTCAACAATAACTTAGAAAGTTCTTGCTCCTACTTATAGTTTACCTTGTTCTTCCAATTTGTCAATTTTTCTATGGACGTATGAGTTCCCACCAAGGTCAGCGTATTTTGTCTTGATGTCATTAAATCGTTCAAGCTCGATTTCCGTCAATTGCGTGTCTCGTTCAACATCAGCAAGGTATCTAGTTAAGAAATTCTTGTATTGTTCAAGTTGCATTTGTTTGAGTTCTTCAGCATTTGCATCAAGCCTGGCCATTATAACCTTATTCGACTCGTCTATCTTGTCGTTGACTGGTTTGAGTAGATTGTCTACCCATTTTTGCACGACAGAGCTTGCAAACTTAAAGATTACAAGCCCTCCCGTAATTACACCAGCCACCACTGAGATGAAGGCTGTAATGTCTTCCACCGCAATGACCATATTATTTCTTCTTCTTCATTAATTTAAAGATTAGCAAGATTTGAGAACCAAGAGTGGCTAGGATGCTTGCAAGGGCAGTACCGAACGCAGTCAGGTTCTTGTCGTTAAGACTCATGATCGCAAGAATAACTTGTGGGGTGATAGCTCCAGCAAGAAGCAGAAAGTCACCAGTTAAGTAAGCAATAATTTTAGTTCTATTACTGAACTCAAATCCTGATCCGGCTTCGGCAATGGCTTCAGTTGAAGCGTTAGCTAATTTCATATATTCTTCATTGATTTTGTTGATTTGTTCATCAGTTAATGTAGGCTTCATAGTTTCTTCCTTTTCTTCGGCTTTCTGCTCATCCTTGTTAATATTTTCCGTTTTGTTCTCTTCCATTTGTCTCTCCTTTTCTTGTGGATTTTCCTTAGGTGCTTCTGGCACTGGTTCTGGTTTAGGTGGCTCAACTGGTTGTTCCGGTTGCTTTGGTGGTTCTTGCGATGTCTCAGCAGGTTTTTCAACAGGTTTGCCAACTCCTTTATCTACGAGAGATTGAATAGCGTCCCAGCTATAACCAGCTGCAGCTAAACGTCTCTTTCTTTCTTCGCCATCACCCCATTTCTTTTGCCATATTTCTGCTGCGATTTCTTCATTAGATTTTAATTGTGGTGGATTAACCCACTCGACAATTCTTGTAGTGTTCATGGTTTCCGTCCAGCCTGCATAACTAACACCATAGATACGAGAGATAGTATCGATAGTAACGTTTAATTCGCCTTCGAAGTAATCGAAAAATGGTTTACGAGTATATGGGCTTGACCAAATCTGAATACGGTTCCCAGTACGCTTAGCAACAGCCACATGTCCATAGTTCTTATAACCACCAGTCCACCAAATAGGGACAAAACATCCATCTGGAAGATTACGGTCTTGATGCTTAGTATTATTCCAATTCCATGCAATTTGAGCAGACTCTGCAAAAGGAGCAACGCCAAACACTTTTTGAGTAACCGCTAAACACCACAAAAACCAGTCTAGTAATACTTTTCCTTGGGCGTAAATTACAAGTTTTTTATCGTCTAGATTTGGGTAGATTGTTTGCTTCCAGCTCATTTTAATTCCTTAAACATTAAGATTATAAATAATGCCCCAATAACGAGATATGAGATCAATGCTTGGATAAGATATCCCTTCAAGGTTATAAATAGCCAGAATAAAATGTTAAATAACATTATCCCTCCCCAAGTTAAAACTGATAGCCAATTCGTCTTTTTCATCGATGCGCTCCATCAATAATCACGAATTTAAGGATTGCCCCGAGAACTGCTGTAATAATCGCCCAGACGATTTTAGCTTGATTTTCTTCAAGTTTATGAAGACGACTAGATCGGTCTGCAGCTCGTTCTTCTAGGACTGTAACTCGTTGAGAAATGACATTATATGTATCGACTTTACGATTTACTTCATTTACAAGATCCCCGATATTTTTAATATCTGCTTCCATCTTGCCTAGTTTCTGATATAGGGCTGAATCGTTGTTCATATGAATATAGCGTAAGCGATTATAGGGTGGCAATGGTATGATTCAAGCATTTAATTTTTCATCTGAAGAAACAATTGCTGGAAAATGGGTGGACGATAAAACTATTTACAAAAAGACCATCAGCTACGGCAACCTACCGAATAACAGCACTAAAAGAGTTGCCCATGGCATCTCTAAACTAGATAGAATTATTAAAGTTGAGCAATCTGTAACGAATGCGCCTTGGGATGAAAAAGGTGCAGTAGTCCTAAGCTCTACCAGTGCAGCACCGTTCAACTTCTACTTATCAAACACAGAGGTGGTAGTAATTACTAAAGACGACAGGTCTCAGGCTACGGCATATTTTACTCTGTATTACACAAAAACTAGTTGATGGATTTAGTCGCCAATCGCTAGCCAATCATATTTTGCGTTGACACTATTATGGTAGTTTGTTCTTAAAGTAATAACTGCTTGAGCGTTGCTGATAGAACGTATCGTTGCAACATAAATTTCTCCATACAAACTAGCGCCGTTTTGCGCTACTGAGCGTGGAATAACCATAACTGCTGGAGCATTATTAAAGGGATGCGGGAAGGTTATTGTCGTTGTCGTTGATGTTCCGGATGGGTAAAATGTTCCGTTATTAGTTCCATATTGGATATTTTTATCAATCAATGACGACCAATTAAGTTTTTGTGCTTGAATCATACCATTGCCAATATTGGTTCCGTCTGCTAAACCAGCACAAAAATCAGCTAAGTACTTGTCGTTAGCGACCATCTGATCCATCTCTGCAGCGGTTAAAACATCGAGTGGTGTAAAATCCATATTAGGATATGGTAAAGTTACTGCCATTATTTTGTCTCCTGATTAAAATAAAAATCTGTGTACTCAAAGCTAGTATCGGTCGCGGTCATCACAACTCGCTGAGCCGAAGCAATATCAATCTGTTTAGCGACATTATCTAAGAAGCTTTCAATGGTCTTTTCAGCTTCTGAAGTTGTCAAAATCATTAGACAGAACTTGACGACATTTTTGTCTCCAATGGTGTAATTTTTGGCGTAACGATATGTCGGAACTTGAGTAGTTTTTGCAATATTATGTTCAAAATAAGTCCGTCCAGCCGGTGATTGACGAACGGAAAACTCATCATTTAGTTTTGGTTTCCAAATCGCAACTCGATCAAGAATAAGTTTGTTTATCATATTCATGATTATGTGTTTTAACAGGGTGGCAATGGTATGATTCCATTGTCTAAATTAAATAACAAATATACCACTGATGAACAAATTATAGGCAAATGGGAAGATGGTAAAACTATATATCGTAAAGTAATTAAGGGTACTGGATATATTCCTGCTTCTACAAAATTCGCTGAGGCAAATGTCGTCAATACAGTTGTTTTTGCTCACTGTGAAGCTTTGTCTGATTATGATGAATGGCGTCCAATTCCATGGCTTTATGGAAATAGTACCAATAGCGTTGATGGAGCATGGCATAGTGGCTTCTCTATTCGTCCGAAACTTGGTGATATTGCGTTTCAAGTCGGTTCGGCTATTGGTAAAACTAAAAAGTGGCACGTAATTGTAGAATACACGAAAGCATAATAAAATGTGGAATTTTTAAGTATTTATAAGGTGTTTTTTGTTGAGAAAAATTGATAAAACCCCTTGACTTTATACGCCATGCGGTGTATAATTAAGACAGTGGTAAAGACATTGGCACATTAAAAAATGGTAGAAAGGAGGAAGCTATGAGTATTTCATTCAAAATCTCTCGATTAAGACTTGAAATAAAAATTACTCTCGCCGGTCGAAGACGAAAGTAATCTAACATAACAATTCCATTCTAGCAAGACATAACTGAATAGTCAAGTCTTTACCACTATTAGGAGAAAGCATGAATAACGACATTGAATTTATTACCATCCCAAAAACCGAATACAATGAACTAAAAGATAAAGCTGATAAATGGGATGAATATACGTCTAAATTAGCCAAAAATCTGCCAAATAAGAGCCTTAGCGCTAAGCAACGTTCTGAAGCAGCCAGAAGAGCTGTACGGGCTCGTTGGGCTAAAATAAAGGATTGACATATTGTATAATTTTTATTACACTCAAGGAAATTGATGTAATGGAGTTTGAGCCTCCTCGTTTTAATGACGAGGGGGCTTTCTCATGGAATAGCCTCACAATCATAAGCGAGGTAAAATGTCGACTAATAACTACTACGTCAGGATGGATAAGAGGACGCTCTCCACCGTTTTTAATGGTGATTTAGTAGCGTGGAGTTGGTATTACTCGCTGAAAGATTATATATCACGATTTAAGCCAGATAAATATGGATATGCAAGGATCTCTAATCGTGTCATACTACAAGATTTTGGACTTGATCGGTTCCAATTTTACAGATTAAATCATAAACTTGCAGACTTAGGTTTAATAGCCATTGATGACGTTAAACGAGGTCAGAGGGTCTTTTCAGGGATAAAAATACTTAGAATAATATAGGTTAAATTACAAAAACTATGGAGGTATCTGAAGAAGCATACCTCTCTTTATTTGTCAAATTTTACCTGTGGAAAACTATGCAAAATCTGTGGAAAACTTGTGGAAAAATACCCCATTTTTTGTGGATAAGTCTGTGGAAAAGTACCATGAAGTGTGCGAAATCCGCACACTTCCCGACCCCTGTTAAGTGTGCGAAATCCGCACACCCATATAACCATATATACCATATAGTAATAGGCTTAACTAAAAAAATAATTTAATTTTAATTTAGACACGAAAAGCTTCCCAAGCTCTTGCTTGGTGATTAGCCGAGCTTGGGGCTTTTCTTTTAACAAGGAAGAATATGAAAAACTTAAAATCAATAGATAAGCAAATTGACGAATATTTGAATTACTGCGAGAATGTTCGTCGCATGAGTGAACAGACTCTTCATGGAAAAAGATGGATTTGTAGGGAGTTCCTCAAAACAATTAAGATTGATAGCCTTAGTGAATTATCAAACAAGCACATCAATGAATGGATAGCAGAACAAACTGCTCGTGGATGTTCTGGTAGAACAATCAATAGTAGGCTAGTTAATTTAGTCGCTATGCTTCGATATTTTCAAGACATGGGAATATCATTTCCGAAACTAAAACTACGATTGATTGTTAAATGTAAAGAACAACCACCTCGTAGGGTCTACTACACTAGAGAACAGATTGAGCAAGTATTGAGATATGCTGATCATTTAGAGTGGCTTTTAATTAAGCTTTGCTTTGATTGTGGACTTAGAATTTCCGAATTACGTAATCTTAGGCTCATGAATCTTAATGGAAGAATGGTAACGTTTATTGGCAAAGGATCGAAAGCTCGTGAATCATACATGAGTAAAGAAGCTAAGAACCGTTTAGACGACTGGATTCAAAGAAACCGAATAAGCGATTTTATCTGGGTGAGAACGCCCGGAAAAAATGAACCAATGTCGGTTGAAGACATACGATATTTGATGAGAAAGCCGTTCTATCAAGCTGGATTCAAAAACTTCTATTCGCACGCTTTACGCCACTCTTTCGCAACTGATATTCAAAAACATGGTGCTTCACTAATGGAGACTAAAGAAATGCTAGGACATGCAAGGATTGAAACTACTGAACGATACGTTCATGGTTTAGAAGGACACTTAGAATATTTCTTTGATAAATATAAATTTACCACGGCTTAATAAGGGGTAGTGTTGGTCATGCAGATTAGTGATGGTTGTGGAAAACTATCTGCATGGCTACAATATCGTTATTGACAAAATGACAAATCTTCGCTACACTAAAAATATCTTAGCGAAGTCATCAAGACAAGCTATATACTCTTTAACACTTTGAAGAATAGAAACCGTGGTAATTTACTATCATGGAAAATTTTTAAGTGATATAATAATAACACTTAAAAAACTTACATGGTTGTAAAATAACACACCCCTGTTGGTGTATTTTTCTTATCACGGTCTCACGAAGACCGTTTTTTGTTGTTTCGTGAGGCTATTAAACTCCATTCATCAATTTTTAGGTTTATAGCTTCACGTTGACACCAAAAAGCTAACAGCAGACACTCGCCAGTTCAAACAAGTAACTGAATGGCAGAAAGAACAAAAGCAGTTAGAGGTGAAATTAAACTAAAAAGGAGAAAAATATGGTTCGACGCCAAAACAAAAACTACAAAAAAGAAAAAATAAATAACAACCAAATTGAAGGTATGTCTACTATCGAGAGCATTATTACTATCGGATTAGGGATCTTATTACTATTCGTAGGTGGTGGAAGGTATCCAATTATCAATTGGACGAGTTTATACCTACTAGTACTTGGAGTTATTAGTGTAATTAAAAATCTTGGAGAAAGATGAAAAAATGAAAATTGAAGTAAAAGTAATCGATGATACTATTCCAGATTGTCTACATGAAGAAACTCACACAGACAAATATGATTTTGGTCATGCAGATCCAATTAGGGGTGATTACGTTGACGATTGTCAGGATGTTGAAGTTTGCAACAATTGTGGCGCTTGGCGAACATTTAAGCGTGGCAAATTGATTGAATATCCAGATGGACACAGTAGCGAAGTAGTAGATGACGAAGAAGGAGAATGGCAGGAGCCATTACAATAAAAATGACAGAGACACGATTATCAATAGCTCAATATATCCGAGAAGATGCTGTTAGCGCTCGTCTTAACGATCTACTCGGTAAACGAGCATCACAATTTATAACGAGTTTAGTTGCAGCAGCGAACGCCAATAAACTACTTAATACTTGTAAACCTGAAAGTGTAGTTTCAGCGGCACTAATTGCTGCTTCAATGGATCTACCAATTAACCAAAACTTAGGTTTTGCTTACTTAATCCCATACACATTAAATAGGAATAAAAAAGACGAAGAAACGGTCTGCCAATTTCAAATGGGCTACAAGGGCTTTATCCAACTGGCTCAACGTTCCGGTTTTTACAAAACTATCAATGCCACTGAAATAAAAGAGGGCGAAATTATCAATTTTAACCGTCTAAGCGGCGAGATGGAGTTCAAATGGATAGAAGACTCATCTAAACGAGAAAAAGCTCCCACAATTGGCTTCGTGGCTTATTTCAGACTATTAAATGGCTTCGAGAAGTCGCTCTATATGACGGTCGAAGAACTAAATACACATGCCAAGAAGTATTCTAAAAATTTTGCCAAATACGGCTCTGGGCTTTGGAGCGATGATTTTGACTCGATGGCGAAGAAAACCGTATTGAAGCTATTGATTAGTAAGTTCGGTCCTCTAAATACTCAGCTTCAAAAAGCAATTCAAGAAGATCAGGCTGTTGATGGCGAATATGAAGACAATCCTCAACGCAAGCCAGAACTCACAGAATCTCAAGAAGCAGAGATTGTCGAAGAGGTAAGTAGTTTAGCTGATCAGCTAGAACAGGAAAATAAAAAATGAACGAAAGAGATATAGCTATGCTCAAAAATTTGCGCGGTACTATTTATCATTCTTATGAATATATGCGTGAAGAAATGAGCGAGTATGTAATTTTCGACAAAGGTAAGCCAGACCAACAGATATTCGATGATACTTTTAATGACTTAGCGAGGCTTGGGCAACAAGTTTCAATCTTGATAAAGAAATATGAGAAGAGGACAAAATGAACAACGAGTTAATAGTAAAAATTAACCCAACTGAAATTTTTCAGACACAGAATGAAGGTAAAGATTTTATTGTTAATCCTAATGCTGAAAAAGCAATTATTCGCCTTCTTGAAATTCAAGCTGAGGTCGATAAAGCAGTTGAATTACTTAAATCAGAGATTGAACGCCAAGCATTAGAGTTTAATCCAAATATTTCAGCCATTAAGGGCGAGAAGATTAAAATTAACTATTCTGCTGCTGGAGCAAAATATAAAGACAATGGCGAAGCCAAGTTTCATAGTTCTAAGTTTTGGACGAAAAAGACCACGTGGTCAATCAATTCAAAAGCGGTTGATGAACATCGAACGAAATATTATCGATTACCTGCCGGTATTGCAGAAGTAGAACGTAAAAAGACGATCAGAATAACAGTCAGCGAGGCTTCTAATGAATAACGATGGTTTTGGCGCAATTCGTGTCAGTTATTCAATTTTAAGTGCTTGGGAGAGTGGCGATATTGATCGTGCTATTGCTCCATACACTGGCGTTGAAATTGAACCAAATAATGCAATGGAGTTTGGAAAAAAGATGCATGGTATTTGGGAACGATATATCAAAAAACATAAAGCAATCCCAAAAATCTTTGGTGGTCGCAAATTAGAAGCACCAGAAGTTGAACTAGCAACCAAACGAGTCCGTAAATTAACAGATTGGTGTGTAATTTCTGGTGTGCTGGATGTTAAAGACGGCACAACTGGAATTGATTGGAAGACTGGCAAAGCTACGGCTTCAGATTATACCAATTCAAAGCAATCAGAAGTCTATCAAGTGCTTTACCCTGAACTCAAGCGCTTTGAGTTCTATTGTAAGAATCAGCACATCCACCATACCGACAAGAACCATATCACGGTTGGAATCGTTTATTTAAATCGTAAAACACTTGAAGATGGCTTGAACTGGATTCTGACAATGGCGGCGGAACTTCGTGAATATTTGATCAATAACGGATACGGAAACCGTCTAGATCAAGGCAAAGGGCTAGAGTAATAATTTAATTTTAAGGAGAAGCTATGAAAAATAACGAAATGAACGATAGATTAAATGAGTTAATAGAAAAAATAACCAAGTCTATGGGTGCTAGAACAATTAAACACAAAGAACTAGACAATCTTGACTCTGCAATCGAGACAATTAAAGAATGTGTTGAAGAAGACAAGCTTATTGGATATATAACTATTGGATTATCTAATGCTGGTGAAGTAGTAAATGCCACAGTAGGCTCAAAATTTGCAATCTATGAGATGATAAATCTACTTTTTGAAGCCGTAGCGAAAATAGATACCGATCTTGGCGGAAAAATCTTAGAAAAACTTAAATCTAATTTCGAAGAAATAAAAACCTCAAAATCTGAAGATGAAAAGGGCAGTGATAATGACTGTGATGAAGACGAGGAGGATAAGAAAGCGAAGAATAAAGTTGCCGAAAAAATCAAAAACATGCTCGCCAAATGTTTTGATATTGATCTTGAAGATTTGTAATGATAGAGGATTGAAGAAGCTATTAAAAAGCTAAAAGAACTTAAACGAATTGTAATGTGGTGCTGGTATACCCCCTTAAGTAAATAACCAGTTAAATGTCAATACAGACGCAGCCACTACCCCACTAACTTAAAACTAATAACTATTAGCTATTGAATTTCTACTATTGTAGATTATTGGTGCAAGGTAATTTGTACTATCTCCTCACGTTAGTTTTAAGTTGTCGTCTCTACTGTAAGATTCAGCGCTATGAGTTGCAGTGGAGACCCCTTAACAGGTAGCTAATGAAACACATGTGTCATATCTAAAAATATTGCTAAGACGACGCAGGTCGATTATCCAATTGGATGAGTTCGCGGTCTAGCTTAGTTAATAGAGGAGTAGTAACAACACGAAACAAACGGTATGAAATATTAGTTACCTGTTAAGGGATTGGCTTTGAGGAATGCAAGTTGATAATCGACGACTATTTACATAAATAAATAAAAATCTTGCGAGGAGGTAAAGTGGCAAGAAATTATCAGGTATCCGTTCGGAAAACGAATGGTCTCGAAATATGGTTCGCTAATCCACGCGACATTTACATTAAAGATAAATATGGCTGGCAGAAATTTACAAGATGGGATGTCCGGCAGAGAAACTTTTGGACTTATCACTGGCGACCGTTTATGCGAGCATTACGAGATTACCGCTACCTAGACATGAGCACGATACGTCGTCTTGCCACCCTACACGACATTAGTATTACAACCGGAAACTTACCTGATTGGGTAAGAAAATCCACAGCTAGAATAATTCCAGAGAAAGGTAGAGCGAGGAATAATGAAAGATTTTATGATAAATCAAGATACTAAAGTTACTCTCTATCTTAAAGAATGTTATGGCTGTGATAGAGCCGGTAAATATACTCCTCTTCACCAGTTTATTATCAATAATCAAATTAAATTGACCAACTTCATTGTTAAAAGGATTGAATTGAACCCTACATGGCAACAAGAAGCAAGCTCATTTGATATCGAGCTACCCTTAGTGGTTTTTGAGAACGAAGATGGTGAAAGAGAGGCTATTACTTATTCAGAATTTTTAGATAGACAAAAATGAAAGAAGTGCCAAACCGAAAAGCTAAGTTATTGGGATCCGTATCAGTGAGTCGAGCCACTGATGGCACTCCTCCGAGAAGAGAAGCAAAAATGAAATTATCAACAATCAATCAAATAGTGGAAGCAATTTTAGCCCAGACTAAATCAAACATCAAGCTTGCCCACGAGGATGTACGTGAGGCGACATTTAAGCGAATGGCGAACGAAGCCACCATAATTTTGAAGACCGCCATGATATGCGAAGCTCGTGGAATTGATGAAGCAATGAAATACTATAACGGCACTCATTCGGTGGATGAATACCAAGAATACAGAACTGGCATAGTAGATTACGATGTTAGCCTCTGTAAGAACTGCTGGTGCATGACACACACGATAAATTGCAAATGCGGTAAGTGTGGCACTGGAAAGGAAAATTTATGAAAAAGATGCGCACATACGTAAAACCGGCTACTCCGATCAACTATATAATCCGCTATACCGCCCACGATGACACTAAACATAAAATCATGAACTCTAATTTATCAGAAATTAAAAAGACAGAGCGATTTTTGAGAGAAAAAGGAGTGAAAGATATTGATATCGCAGTAACACTACCACAAAAACCAAAGGGATCGGAAATGTTTCCAGTTAATTATTAAGGAGAATTATATGGATGACGACAGAACTAAATACATAGTTATAAACGAGTCAGTAATAGGTTCAATTATTAAAGATATAGTTACATTTTCAATGTTTGCTGGATTACTTTTATTTAATCATCATCTTCTAGGTGGATCTACGGTCGTAGATGTTATGTTCATCATTTTAACTTTAGGATTTCTCGCTGGGAAACATAGCAAAACTCGTTTTGAGGGGACAAAAGAAGAGGTGATTAAGTATTTAAGCGAGGAAAAATAAGATGAAACGATATAAGTTGTTAAAAGATACCCCAACCGTTAAGGCCGGCACTATCTTTGAGGAGCGTGAAAGTCCTGACGAATATAAAGAATTAGGTCAAGTTGTTACAGATGGATGTCTGACTAGACCATGGCTTACAGTTAGCGAGATTGATAACTTCGACGAGTGGTTTGAGGAAATCCCTGAACCTAAGAGATGGAGAGGAAAGCTTGGTGAGACATATTGGTTCTTAAGTGATAATGGTAGTATATATTGTAAGGCTGACGCTGATACTTATATCGACTATTATCGTTATCTAGTAGGCAACTATTTTAAGACCAAAGAGGAAGTCAAAGTCTATAAAAAATACTTTATCGCTCGCCAAGTACTTCTAGATGACGCTGAGGGTGGAAAGTGTATTGAATATGGCAAAAATTGGCATGCTTATTACGATACAATTACAAAAACCTATCACCCAGTGCATTCTATATCATATTTTTACCCAGGAATAATCTATTTTAGAACCGAAGAGGCGCTTGAAAAATCCCTCAAAGAACATGAAGAACAATGGAAAACCGTCCGTAAATACGAGATGGGGGAGATGTAGTGAAGAAGAGCAAGAGTAAGAGTAAAAAGGTAGTAAAATCTACTGTTAAGCCAACCACAAAGAGTGGACACAAACTAACACCTCAGCAAGAGTTATTTTGCCAATTGTATGCAGGCGATAGAGAGTTTTTTGGTAATGGTGTTCAAAGCTACATTGAAGCTTACGGTGTCGATACAAGTAAGCCTGGGTGGTATACAACTGCTCGGGCTGGTGCACATGAGAACCTCACAAAACCTCACATTTTGGAACGAATCGATGAAATCTTCGAAGCCCATGGTCTTAATGACCAATTTGTAGATAAACAACTCGAAAAGCTTATTGTGCAGGATGCAGATTTTAATGCCAAGATGAAAGCAATTGCAGAGTACAATAAATTAAAAGCTCGCATCACTGAAAAGCGTGATATTACATCCGGTGGCGAGAAGATAGAAATACCGGTAGCATTGGTGGAGTTTGTGGATGGTGATAGCAAAAACAATCGTAAAGCTACCAAGTGAGTTTAAGCCACTTTTTGATGGTTGGTGGCGACATGCTGTTATTGAGGGTGGGCGTTATTCCTTAAAGAGCCATACCGTGGCTCGATTTTTGCTACTAACGGCTCGTTCAAAGCGAGTGCGTATTGCTTGCTTACGTCAGTTTCAGAAAAATATAGCAGATAGCTCATATCAACTTCTGATTGACTTAATCCAGCAATATGGATTTTCGGAGTTCGTCTGGACAAACGATACCATTACAAACACCAATACTGGCTCAACTTTCATTTTTAAGGGTTTGGACCGCAATGTAGAAACCACCATTAAATCGCTCGAAGGTATTGATATAGCGTGGATTGATGAAGCTCAGACCATTACCCTTAAATCAATACGTATTCTTAATCCAACTATTCGTAAGCCTGGTAGTAAAATTATCTGGACACTAAACCGCCTCACCGACCTTGACCCCGTAATTTCCTATTTCATCACTAACCCACCACGTAAAGACGTCTGGCATTTAGAAGTAGATTATCGAATTGCACAGAAAAACGGCTGGCTTTCCAATGAAATCCTTTATGAAATAGAGCAAGCCAGAATCAATCATCCAGAAGACTACGCTCACGATTATTTAGGCAAAGCGCTCGCTATTTCAGATAAAAATATCATCCAGACCGCCCAAGTAATTGAGGCTATGGGGAGAGAGGTGAGCGACGAAGGAGCAATTGAGGTTGGGGTGGATGTGGCTCGTCTTGGTGGCGACCGGACTGTGTTTGTGAAGCGAAAAGGGTTGAAAGAAATCGGACGAGCTTCATATACTAAAAAACGTACAACTGAAGTTTGTGATCTATTAGTCAATTTTATTGGTGCGGACAAAGATGTCCTAATCAAAATTGATGATACTGGCGTAGGTGGTGGTGTAACTGATGAAATGATTGCGAAAGGCTACAATGTTATTCCAATCAACTTTGGAGCCAAAGCTTCAAATCCGGACAAATATCCGAACCTTATTTCCGAGGCGTGGTTTTATTTGCAATCTATCATCGACAATATCAGTATCGCCAACGACAAAGATTTATTGGTCGAACTATCAAACCGTGAATGGAAAATGGATAGCAAAGGGCGTAGAGGTGTTGAGAGTAAGGATGATTACAAAAAACGAGGCTTCCGTTCACCTGATCTAGCAGATGCTACAATTCTTTGTTTTTATACTCCACCTGAGCCGCCAAAAATTGAATATGGCGGAGTAATCGTTGGTTAGATATAACATTTTACAATATTTAAATTAAGAAAAATGGCTATTTTCTCTCTGTTATTCTGTGTAATTTTACTTCTTATATATTCAACTATATAAGTAAAGATTTAACATTATCGCTTTATTCATCTGCCACCCTGTATAAACGCATAATTTGCTACAAGGAAATATTTCATGTTTAATAAAATTAAGAGCTTATTCAATACAAAATCAAAATCAGCATTATATGATACTAGCTCTCATCCTGCTGGTTATTATCGCCCAATGCCACTAGCTTACAGTTTTTATAAGGGCAACAGCTACGACAATACCTACCCATCAATCAAAGCAATCGTCAATAAGTTTATTGTCATTAGACCATACGCAATAGACGCTAATGGTAAACCAATCAAAAATAATCCAAACGTCGTAAATGCACTATATCGCCCAAACAAGCAGATGTCTGCAACAGACTTTCGTGAAGCCTTGGCAGTCATGGCACTGGTTCACCCAAAAGTATATTTGCTTTTGTGGCATTATGAAGGTAATACGGCTTGTGCTGGTGGTGAAATCACCGAGGATAATTTTGCCGGTCTGACATTCTTAGAGGGCGTAAGTGAAATCGTTAGTGGCGGTAAAAAGTATTATCAATGTAGTGGTTCAACCTATGGCGAGAATGAAGTTATTGAGATTTATTCAGGCTATGATCCATACAATTTAAGTCGTGGCTACGCACCAAGCAACGCCATTTCCAAATGGGCTAATGTTGACGATTATATTGCCGCTTATCAAGCAGGCTTCTTTGAGAATGGTGCCGTGCCAGCTGGTCAATTTATTGTTACAGCTAAAGACGGGGCGCAGTTTGAAGATATTGTTAGTAAAATGCAAAGTTCACATCGTGGAAGTGGTAGAAATAATAATGTTATCTATTCTCACCGTCCTATTGACCCTGCAACCGGAGCCGCAACATCTGCACAAATTGAATGGGTGCCATTTTCTCAATCCAATAAAGATATGTCGCTTGATTCAGTCTTTAAGCAAGCTAATGACAAGATTGACAGTGCTTTTGGTGTGCCGGCGAGTATCCGTGGCGTAAATGATAATAATACCTACGCTTCAGTCCGCGTCGATGAGCAAATCTTCATTAAATATACCGTAGAACCATTTGCGACTAAGATTTATTCTAGGCTTACTCATGAGCTTAATCGTGTTACTGGTGGTCTTGGATATGCTATTACTTTTGATTTAGATATTCCTGGTATTGCCGATGAGGAAAAAATCGATGCCGAACGAAAAATGACTGAGTTTAATTTAATCAACCAGGCAGTGATGAATGGCTACTCACTTGATTCAGTAGTTGACGCATTCGGTCTATCTAAGGGCTACAAACTGCTTAAACAAGGCTATGTAAAGCCGGTTATTGTGAATGATAAGCCGGAAGTAGATGAGGGTGATGAGGTGGAAGACGCTCCTGATTCGGCACAGTCTAATGATACAGATAAAAATAAAGCCATTGATAATAACCATGATAAACATCATGATCACTGCACTTGCAGCCATAAGGCTCATACTCCAACCAAACAGGAGCAGAAGTTTATTGATGACGTTTCGTCTGTTTTGAGAGACCAGATGAACCGTCAAATTGAACGAGCAATTGAGAATAATGAGCTTAATAAAGACGTAAGCGATATTGATGAGGAAGAAGCCAATAAAACTGCACAAGAAATTCTAGCGTTCATCATTGCCTACATGTCAGTAAGAGGTCAAACAACCTACGCAGAGGGCATTGCATTACTTAAAACAAATAATATTCCGATTGACGCTACTTCTGAATTTATTGTATCAACTCTAACTCGTGCTGATTATCAAGCATATTTAGTAAATGTAGCTAAATCATATTCTAAAGAAACTGCAGAAAGTATTCGTAATGTTTTGGCTCAAGGTCAGGAAATGGGGCTGAATAAAGAAGAGTTAGCCACTCGGCTACGTGAGATTATGAATACTGACGAATGGAGAGTGCAGAGGTTGGCACGCACCGAAGAACATCGTTCTGCTGGTAAAGCTAGTGTAGATGCAATGATACAACTAATGCATGAGACTGGTGCAAAAATCTATAAGACATGGCATACAACCTCCGCACATCCATGTGAGTTTTGCCAGGCTATGGAAGGAAAGGAAGTGTTGGTGGACGAACCATTCTTGCGAGAGAACGAGAGTATTCTTGGAGCTGACGGTGGTATATTTAATAATAACTTCGTAGACGTTGACAGCGCTGGCTTACACCCGAACTGTCATTGTCGAATGAAAATGAGAGCAACATTGTAATGAAAATCAAATGTCCGCACTGTGATAGATATTTATTTGAAACAGATAGTACATTGATTGTACAAAATGTAAAATGTTCATATTGCAAGAAGCGTTTCAATCTTAAAGTCGTAACACCACAATCATCTGAAGCCGACATTAGACTGAAAATAGATTAAAGAATTGGTGGCTCAGCCCAAGTATATTTAGCTAGACAGAAATTATATTTGTCTTTAGAATGTAGTTTGTTTTGGCAATCCTTAAATGGGATAGGCATCTTCTCTTCTGCATCTTTAATTTTAATCTTTTTACCATACCTAGATCTACAAATTTCACAGCAACTATTACTAGATACATATAGATAATCTTGCCCAGGATTATTTAGCATAATCATGAGCTTACAATAAGCGATATTATTTTCAATACTAGATTCTAATAGCGATCTAGGATCTCTCCCACAGTCATTTTCATATATTGCAACCAAATGTTCCAGTTGCTCTACTGCTTTTACCATCCTTAATGGATCATTTGATAGGGTATCCGGAAATCTTCGCATTATATCCCATATCACATCGCGAGAAGCTGGTTCGACCGGAAAAGATTTGCGCCGACTTTCCAAAATATTTCTTGCAAAATCAACAGTTATATTGAAGTCTGGCATATTAAGCATATGAGAAAAACAATCCGCCGCAACTGCATCTTGAGGCTTTAATAAATCACTAGCGAATAATCTATTATTAGATCTTACATAAAATTGATTGCCACACTCTGGACATTTTTTGCCACGGGTAGGTGGCTCATCAAAAATGTGTCCACAATGTGGGCATGCATTGGTATTACGATTTTTATAATCGCCATAAACTGTCGTCAATTCTTTAGTTCTATCTTCAATCGAACTTAGACGTTCATTATCTTTTACTAAGTATGTTCCACCAGTTGATTCAGTTTTTTGTTTAGTAGCTATTTTTTTATTATAAAAATCTTGTGCTTTTTTCTTAATTTCGTCGAGCAACATAATACCTCCATATGTTACTGCTTATTTTATCACGTTTTACTGCCACCCTATATCTTTACATAATCACTTTTGATGAAGCAGATGTCCATATGGATGCAGAATCGCAAATATTAAATTAACTTTAAGGAAAACATGACAATTAAACAGAAAATTGTTTCAGTTACCGGCAAGCTCTCTACTAAGAGTGTTGATGGTGAAAGAAGAATTGTCTTTGTCGCAAGTTCTAATAACGAAGATCGTCATTATGAGCATGTAGATGTAGCAAGCTTACGCTTACCATTAAAAGGTGGTGGAGATATTACTGTTTCGGCTATCCCAAGCGAAGGAGTAAGTGAAGTCATTGATATTCCTTTAATGTTGAACCACAGCGGTGATGTTCGTGATGTGATTGGCTCCATTCGTGCTGCTTACTTCTCGAATAATGAACTAACATTTGAAGCTGGTATTTCCAAGCGAGAAATCGCCCAAGAAATGCTCACACTGCTTGAGGAAGGTCATCTGTCTAATGCGTTCTCAATCACGATGATTGATTACGATTACAATATTGACTCTGAAACAATCAGCAAGGCTGAAGTGATTGAGGTTTCACTGGTCTATCGTGGATCGAACAAGGAAGCAAGATTACTTGCCATTAAATCTTTATTAGGAGACGAAATGAAGACGAAACAAAACGACAATTTTGGTGATGCGAATGGTGATGGAGAAAATCACACAATCATTCTTGAAGACACAGAAGCTAAAGCTCCTGAAACACCAGAAGTATCTGAAACGACTGACGAAACTCCCACTGATAATTCAGGGGAAGAAATCGTTAATGAATCAGAGGGTGAAACTCAAGAAGCACCCGAAACTAATAATAATGAAGAAAAGGAAGAAACTATGAACAACAAAGAAATTGCAAAAGATGCAGTTGTGGAAAAAGGCGTCATGCCTAACCAGCCAGCCTCTGCAAATAACTACCTCAAAACAAAAGCTGCACTTGTAGACTTTAAGAATATCGTTCTTAAAAACCACCGTGGTTCTAATGAACAAATCATGCGTGAATGGAACGAAAACCTTAAATCTAAAGGTGTAACCGGTGATGCTATCATGCCATCCCAGATTGAAAATATCTTCTTCAAGGCTTGGGTCGATAATCCTGGTATTTTGGCAACTTTCCGTACAGTAGGAGTTAAAAGTGCTGCCGTTTACGCAATTGGTACTAGTGATACCGCTAATGGACACAAAAAAGGCGATGCAAAAGCTGACCAGTCTCTGACCAACGTTCGTCGTGATCTTAAAGGTCTTGGTATCTACAAAAAGCTTCCAATCGACTTGCAAGACCTCTACGATGATGAAACCGGTGAATTGCTTGCCTTCCGTGTTGAAGAATTAGCAGCACGTGTCGCTAACGCTATTGCAGTCGGTGCTTTAATCGGTCAAGGAACTGGCGATAAGGCTACCCTACAAGGTACTCGTGGTCTTTATCCAATGCTTTCCGACATCAATGCAACTAGTGGTTATGGTTCAAATGTTGCTACTAAGGTTACAGGTGAAACTGGAGAAGGCAGCTATGAATTGGCAGTCCGTGCCGTTGGCGCTGTCAAGGACGAGAAAAATGCAGGTAAAATCTTGGTTGTACCAACTGGATTTACTACTGAACTTAAATTAGCTAAAGGTTCTGACGGACACTTGATGTTCCCAGCAGGCTCTAACTTTGCTAATTTACTTGACGTAAAGCAGATCTTTGAAATTGACGAGCTTGTCGGTAAAGACGTTAAGGCTATTGCATACGCCAACCAAAGCTATGTCTTAATTGGTGAACCTACCGCGACCGTACGTACTGATTTTGATACTAATAAAAACCAAGACGTAATGCTTACTGAGCGTTATGTCGGTGGTTCTGCACAAGGCTACAAGACTGTTGCCGGCGCATTTGCACACGCTTAATCAACTAAACTAAGGAAGAAAGGACGATCGGATGAATAATTACCAACCTGTGCTATCACAAGATGAAGTAGTTGCTCTGCTTGGTCGTCCTCTTTCTGAGGTTGAAATTAAGAACTTTAATATTTACTTTGAAATCGCTGACCTAAAACTAAAGGATCTACTCTGCTTATCTAGTCTTCCAAATCCAATTCCTGCTGACCTCAAAATGCTTCTAGCCAAAATGTTTAGCAGTATTAAAGCGACACAGGATTTTGAACATAATAATGGAGTGGAATCAAAACGAGTAGAAGATTTTTCTATCAACTATACAGCTGACAAGAAAAGTCCGATGAGTTTGGTTTTATCTAATGAAAGTGCAACGCTTCTAAAGTACAGTCAATGTTCGAGCGGCATTATGCACGGAAAGACGATGTTATGACCGTGTTTGATATGTTTGTTGAGGTACCTTTTGAATATCTAACAATTAGCCGCGGTGAGGTTTATGGCAACCGGATTATCGGTCAAAAAACTCTCCAAGGTATCGTTAAGATTAAAGAAGGTGTGGTCTCGCAAGGTAATCAAGAAACACGGAAATCAAATAACACCGTTCATGTCCATCCAGAAGATTTTACTGGTTTAACTTGCGAGCAAATTATCGGCAACGGTATTCGCTATAACAATGCTGATTATTCGATTGTTGGCATAACTGAAGGGCGTAATTTCGATACTAATGAAATCGAACACTTAACCTTAACGCTTGAAAGGGCTGAATATGTCGGTGATAATTAGAACCAACACGAAGCTTTTCGAGCGAGTCGAGCGAGAGAACTGGAGAAATGGTTTGCGTGCTATGGGCGATAGAATCCTGATGGATGCTATTGCATTAGCTCCAGAATTAAACGGTGAACTAAAAAGCGATGGGCGAGTCGAAGTTGTATCTGATTCCGAAGTACATATTAAGTTTGGAGACGCTAGAGTGCCATATGCCAGACGTCGACACTTTGAGAATAAAAAAAATCCTCATACTAAGTATTATCTACAAAAAGCTGGAGATAATGTCGTCGCTAAGCTTGGCTTCAAGGAGTTTCTGAAATGATTGTATTGTCATTACTTAAATTCCTCGAAGATAATAATCTAGGTAAAATTGATCAGGATTTATTCTGGGAAAAAATTGGCTTAGGCAAAAATGGCATTTATATTGCCAGTGTCGGAGCGTCTCAAGATAGAGGTATGCGTAATCGCCAAGACTACATTATCTATTCCAGAGGTAAAACCGACATCGAAAGCTATCAAAAGCTCGAAAAAATAAGAAAGTTCCTAAATAACTCATACGATATCTGTACGCTCCCACCTGTACCGCCAGTGTTTAGCCGGGAGTATCATAATGTAACTATTATGCCACCATCATCCATTACTAATGTAGGATTAGATACTAATGGACGAATGGTCTGGTCGTTTACTGGCACGATCTATTACTAATAACCATAAAGGAGAATATATATGGACGAAACACTCATGGCTGGTAAATGGGAGATGAGCATTGGAAATACCCTTATTCCAGCAAAATGTCTTGGCGATATTACGCCAAACTACGCTGAAGGCACAGTAGAGGCGAAGACTCAGGCTGGTACCCGTAAGCAACCATCCGGTAAAGCAGAAACCGCAGAATTAACCTTTACCGTTTATCTGCCAAACTTGGATTACCTAAAAGTCTTATGGGCAGACGCATACCAAAAACCTACTGCTGAAGCTCAAAAAACTGGTGCAATTGTATTCGGTAGTAACAACTGCAGTATGCGTAAAGCATTACCTATCAATATCCATCCAGTCTGCGAAAAAACTGACGATAACGATATTCACATTTTTGCAGGGCTTGTAAATATGACATTTAATCCGACACTATCTACGACAGATGCAGTATCTATTGAGGCAACCTTACAAATGCAACCAACTGATAATGGTTACTTCCGTGTTGGTACTGGAGATTTAGCTAAGCCATCTAAATGGGATGTAACTGCACAGAAGACTATTCCAGTTACTGAACGTTAATAAAGTCTTAATAACTAAAATAAGCTCTCATAAGGAGCTTATTTTTATAGATGCCATTTATGTTTTTTGGAGAAGGTAAAGTAAATTACAGGAATATAGACAAAAATACCGCCAAATAAAAGCCACAAGATAATTGAATGCTCGATCGGATAAGTTTTAGGACTATTTTTCTTCTTATTTTTTTCGTTGTTTTTAATAACAGTCCATGCTCCAATGAATGTACCCATATCCATAATAGCTCAATTATAACATATTTTCAGAAAAGCACAAGTTTTTATTGCCACCCTGTATAAACCCATAATACTAAGCATAAAAAGGATTTTAATTACAATGTCAGTATCTATTTCAACATCAGTATACACAAAACAAATCACTGCCGAGATTGACGGTGTAGAATTCAAGGTTACACCAATGTCTTCAGCTCAAACATTATCTTATGTCGACCTATGCGACGAACTAAAAGAAGCAAAAAGTACTAATGATTCAACGAGAATCAAAGAAGCTATTAGAAACTTGAACGATATTCTTTTTAGCGTGTTTGATAAGCCGGATGAAGCTCGCAAAGTGTTGGCAAAAGTGCCAATTGAAGGCGTTCTTGAAATCTATCAAAAAATTGTAGGCGAAAAACCTGATAATCAGGAGTAAATATGGCAAATCTGCTTGATTTAATGACTCCAGAAGACCGTGAAGCGGTGGAAGTAGCTTTTAAGAAGCGAATGTCTGGAGACAATACATTCCGCAAGGGTAAAGTATCTAGGGTAGCTTATTTACTTGCTGAACTCGGCATGCTTTATGGTTGGGAAGCGATCGTTGCGGCAAAACGTGGCTATATCGAAACTTTTGATGAGCATACAGGTAAAAAGCAGAAGATGCCATTATCAATGGAAGAGTTATCAGCCTTAGTGGATGCTGGGCAAAAGGTTAAACATAGTGATTATGTAAACTATGCAAGAATCGTTTGTGTCGGCACTGGCAGTGCTTTCAGTAAGAACCCTAACGAAACACTTCGTGATGGAATGAAACCATTTATTGATGGAGTAAACAAATAATGAGTACCAGCAGTACCGTAGTTGGCGAAATTGAATATCGAGTCAAAATTGATACTAAGGATTTTAAGTCCGAGATTTCTCATGTTGAAAAAACGATGAAGACTGAACTGGGTTCTGCTGGTGATAAAAGTGGTAAAGATTCAGGCGAAAAAGCTAGCCATGGCTTTGGAGAGAAGTTCAAAAACGGTCTAAAAAACATTGGTAATGGCTTTTTGGCTGGCATGGGCGGATTTATGGGGCAAAAACTCATGTCCGGTTTCCAGTCAGCGTTTTCTAGCCTCACGAATATCTTTAAGTCATCAATCTCTGCGTTTAGCGACTACGAACAACTTACTGGTGGCGTAGAAACTTTATTTAAGGATTCTCAAAATCAAGTATTCCAGTACGCAGACAATGCTTATAAAACTGCCGGACTTTCGGCTAACCAATACATGGAAACCGTAACTGGTTTCTCGGCTTCATTGCTTCAAGGCTTAAAAGGTGATACTGCTGCAGCGGCTAGATATGCAGACATGGCAGTAACAGATATGTCTGATAATGCCAATAAGATGGGTACTGATATGGGGCTAATTCAGACCGCTTATCAGGGTTTCGCCAAGCAAAACTACACTATGCTTGATAACCTTAAACTTGGCTATGGTGGTACAAAAACTGAGATGGAACGCCTGCTTAAAGATGCCGAAAAGCTACCACAGGCAATGGGTAAGAAATTCGATATTAGCAATTATCAAGATATTATTGAAGCGATCCATTTAGTTCAAGAAAATACCGGAATTGCTGGTACAACACAGAAAGAAGCTGCTGAAACTATCAGCGGAAGCTTAGGAATGCTTAAAGGTGCGTGGAGTAATCTTGTTACAGGGCTTGCGGATGACACCCAAGACTTCGGCAAGTTACTGAATAACGTTGTTGAATCAGTCGAGGCAGTAGGTAAAAACTTATTACCAACAATTGAAGTTGCTTTGGGGGGTATGGTTCAACTTATTCAGGATGTCGCACCGCTTATCATTGCAGAAATCCCGAAACTAGTTAGTCAGCTATTGCCGCCAGTGCTTGAAGCAATAATCAGTATTGCAATGTCGATTATAGAGATATTACCAGGACTTATTGAGCAATTATTTAATGCCTTAGTAGAGGTTTTGCCTAAGTTAATAGATGCAATAGTTACTATTTTGCCTAGCTTGATAGACGCTATCACCAATTTAGTTATTACTATTGTTACAAAACTCACAGAACCAGCGACACTTACTATGCTACTGAACGGCGCAGTAAAACTATTTATGGCAATTATTGAAGCATTGCCACAAATCCTTACTGCCTTAACTAATGCATTGCCACAGATAATTACAAATATCGTTGCATTTTTAATCGACCCAAATACGATTGCACAATTATTATCAGCAGCAATAATTTTATTTATGGCGCTTGTACGCGCTGTCCCTATGATTTTTGGAGCGTTGATTGCTACTTTGGGTGGCTTATTTGCAGAGGTCTGGAAACGAGTGAGCGAAATGTTTAGCCACGGTGGTGAAAAAATTGGACAAGCGTTTTCTAATGCATTTAAGACCGCAATCAATAACATACTTGGAGTAGTGGAAAACACGGTCAACTTCTTCGTAGATATGATCAATGGCGTTATTGGAATTATCAATGCCATTCCAGGTGTTAATCTCGGTAAGCTAGATAGGCTTAAAATTCCACGTTTAGCATCTGGTGGAATTGTGCCAGCAACGGCTGGCGGTAAAATCATCATGGCAGGCGAAGCTGGTGAAAATGAATGGGTAGTGCCTGAATCCAAGATGGCGAATTTGATAGAAAAATTAGGTGCCGGTAATGGAAATGGTGGTGGTGAAACATTTAACTTCACATTTAACGGGGTTGTTGGTACCAAGAGCGAGCTGAGACAATGCGCCATTACTTTCCATGATGCTTATGAAGAAGTAAAGAAAGCGAGGATGGCGGCATGAGCTTAGTTCTTACAATCACAGATGATAATACGAGTATTACCTATACACTGTTGCCATCACCGTTTAATAAGAATCGAGAAATCGGTAAAAGCGAAGTTTTAGTCGCAAGTGGTGATATTTATACTGATTATGTCTATAAGAAATTTACATTTGAATACGAATGGGATTTCTTATCAGCTGAAGAATATGCTGTTCTAGAGGGCTTCTTCAATCGTCAATATGAACTACATAAATATCCTCGTATTTCTATTCCCGAACTCGGTGTTGATAATATGGTGGCAAGAATGGAGTTAAGCGACCAATCAATCGTCAATAATTGTGGAATGGTGGAGAATGTAAAAGTATCATTCAGGGAATCGACACAGTTATGATTACCGTCTCAGATAAATTCCATCAACTAGCAGCAGCTTCAGTTAGACCACTAGATTGGGACGTGGCAATTTCATTCACTAAGAAGAGAAATTCTGGAATTAAATGGTTTACACTTGACCAATCAACACTGGATGGCGCTGACCTTCTTGGATCGAGTGATCAAAACCCAATCCAGTTATGGGACGCGTATGACTATATGTTTCTAAAAGAGCGTCTCGTATCTATGAACTTTTCACGTTCTGTGGAGTTTCCGTACAATATTCAGAGTTGTATTGCTGATTTTGAGTTGAATAATTACGATAAACGCTTCAGCTTCAGTGAAGACGGAAGTGCCTCGCCAATTGGAAAATATATCTTACCAAAACGACCATGCCGGCTATATATGGGTTTTAAGGGCGGTGGCTTAGCGCCAGTTTTTGTCGGACTTACTCAAGGCTTACCAACATATGATGGAAATCTAGACGAAGTTGTAAGTTTTACTGCTATGGATTTCTTGAGTGAAATTGGCGAGATGAGCCTCAAGAATATGGTAATGATGCGAAATGTTCGCACCGACCAAGTCATCGCTACTATCTTAAACCAGTTTGGACTCGATCCCGCAATGTATAAATTATCAGCAGGACTCAATGTCATTCCATTTGTTTATTTTGCTTCTGGCAAAAATGCCGGCAATGCCTTAAAAGAATTGGTTCAAGCTGAAAATGGTGCGATGTGGCTTGATGAACAAGGTATTATCCGTTTTCAGCCACGAACTTCAATTATCGGTAAACAGCCAGTAATGATATTTAATGCCACTACTATTATCAAAGCCACGCCAAGCCGCACCGACAGTATTGTGAATACTGTTAAAGTAAAGAGTGAAATCCGCGCCGTTCAGGCATTTCAGTCTATTTTCACAATGGACAATTCCAACGGATATTCTGGTGAATCCAAAGAAGATGCCTACCGATTACCAGCCAACAGCACTAAAGACGTATGGATTTCATTTAATGATCCAATCTGGCAATGTTCAACCAATCCAGTTCTAAAAGGCAGTTCCGATAACTCAAATTTTACAGCTGTAGATTTATTTGGTAAATCAGTGTCCGAGAAAGTCTCGGCTACTGGCACATTATTTGCTGATTCGATGAAGCTTACATTTACCAATACGAATAGCTTTCCAGTTTCTGTGAATTTCTTGCAGATTTTTGGTGAACCAGCTAAGCAGGTCTCAGGGAGTCCAATAGAATATGAAGCCCACGATAGCGAGTCTGTCGAGAAGTATGGCGTCCAGGCTCTAGAAATTAACGACAATGATTGTTTCGGTAATTACAAGAATATTGATGGCTACGCCACAGATATCCTCAAAAAATATGCCAATTATTCACCAATTTTGAAATTAGAAGTTAAAGGTAATCCGGCGCTTCAACTTCAGGATATTGTGTCGGTAGATTATAGAGAATTTGTTGGAAACTATCAAATTATAGGTATTGAAATGTCGCTTGGTGATTCACAATTAAAAACCACTTTAACACTCAAGAAAACCACAGTCATTTCGCCATTCATCTTAGATCAATCAGTATTGGATAGCGCAGACGTATTGGGGTAAAAGGGAGAGAATATGACAATTGAAAAAACAGTAAAATATTCAGGCAATGTAGTTACGTCATCTAATGACGGCAAAATGATCATAGATCAGACAGCAGGGGAAATTATTGTGAGGGATGGCAATAATGTTAGGCGCTATTATCTTGGCTCTGAAAAATCACCAACTGGGTTTGGTCAATATATATCAAAGCCAAACGTTGATGTGATCACGGAGCTTAATCAATAATGACTCAACCTAGAAATTTTATAATGAGTAGCGATTATCCTATACCGATACTCGCTCTCAAATTATCTACTACCATAAACGTGCCAGTAGGTCAGTATTGGAATGAGAATAAAAAAATAGTTCCACACAATCTTCCATTTACCCCTCTCATTATTGGACAATGGTCTACTAATGCTAATTTTAATCCAGCTTTTGACTTATCGACTCAAATTCCTATTTTTTATGGTAGTAGTCAGCCACCATTTGTAGTCAATATCGGGGCGGACGACCATAATATTTATATAAATTGTTCACATAGTAATTCATTTGAAACTGTTTTTTATTTTAGGCTGACTGGATTTGTTCCACCAGATTATGAAGATGAAGTAGATAATGTAGATGATATTACTAATTTCAGGCTTAATTCTGATTTTAATTATCCTAAAATCCTAGAGCAAAAAAAAATAACAGTCGAAGCTAACACTGATTCAATTATTAACCATAATCTTGGATATATTCCTCAAGCTAGACTTTGGAAGATCGGTCAAGTTGGCAACTACTCACAAGGTTATCATAACTGTGTTATGCCACAGGCTACTACAAGATCTACTAATAACGATGGTTATTTGGGTGCATTAGTTGATGACAAGCAGTATATTATCTGTAATAAATCAAATAGTTCATCACAAGAAACTTTTTATTATCATATATATGGAGATGAAATATGACGATTTCAAGGATCTCGAATTTTTTACAAAATAGTGATTTTACGGCTCAAAAGCAGAAGAATAAGATACATTTTGAACTCAATATTCCAGCAGGAAGTTATAAGACTGGCGATTCGTGGCACGTAGACAAAGATTCTCCAAGCGGTGTATTTTTTGAAAATGTTGTAATGAAAACAAATCTTGAGCAAAATTATCTACCAACAAACTACACTATAATTTTGCCAAATCATGAAGCGGATATTTTTGTAAGCGTTCATAGGCTAGATATCAACCATTATAGGCTTTTCGCAGTGTTCCAAAGACTTATGACACCGGAAAACTTAAATCCATATGCACAAATCCCTAATATCAACATACAAGCATGGCTTAATTTATCCATATCACCGTTTTAGCTATTCTAAGACGTTTTGAGAAGTTTTTCTTATTAGATGATAAAACTATCGTCTAAACTAAAATAACCCCTTTATCGTTTATGATAGAGGGGTAGTTTTTTTGAGGTAAACTAAGATTTTTATTTTTTCTTCTTCAAAAGCTTAAAAATTAGTAAAATCTGTGAACCCAAGGTTGCCAAGATACTAGCAAGAGCCGTACCGAAGGCTGTCATATTCTTATCGTTTAAGCTCATAATAGCAAGCACAACTTGTGGCGTGATAGCTGATCCAAGAAGTAGAAAATCACCAATTAAATATGCAATAATCTTAGTTTTATTACTAAACTCAAAACCCGAGCCAGCCTCTGTGATAGCTTCAGTTGAAGCGTTGGCTAGCTTCATGTACTCTTCATTGATTTTGTTGATTTGTTCATCAGTTAATGTAGGCTTCATAGTTTCTTCCTTTTCTTCGGCTTTCTGCTCATCCTTGTTAATATTTT